AACTCATACTCGGTTCTGAATCCTTTGTAGATAACGTTCTCTTGTTTATTATTAAAAGGTCCACGACCCCAGGTGCGTATTTGTTTAGTAGCATAATCCTGTACAGTAATCAATAAAATCTCTTCGGCAGCAGATTCCACATCAGGGAAACCATTCTCTGATGCAACCTCAATGTCAATTGTAGAAATTTTAATTTTATTGGTATCAAACTTGATTTCTTCTTCCGGATACATCTCAGAAATATATTGATAGATGTATCGATCATTTCCATATACCTTAAAGTTTTCGACCTGTTTATATCGGTCAATAAAACTACGACATTCTCTTACGGATCCTGGTTGAACAGATTCAACATATTCACCATCTAATGTTTTATATTTTGTTTTTTTATTTGAAGGAATAAAAAGAGTTGGATAAAACTTTTCTCTCGTAGCAAAGTGCCTCCCATTCTCATAACCACGAACCAAAAAATGATCCCCGACCATTTGAACGTTTGTGTAAAATCGATGAGACATAAATAGTTAGAAGATAGTACAAAATATAGTTTCAGTTAATTTTTTCCAAGTATTTTTCAAGTAGATCTTTTTTTGGATCTGTCATGGTAATAATTTTATCAGAACTAATCATAAACTCTGTTTGATCAGTATCATCTTTCATCCAAGGACAGAGATTATGTTCTGTCCAGATTTCATAAGGATTGATGAGTTTGCAATCAGGTTCTCCGATATCTGCTCCTATCTCAATAACCTCACTAATCAGTCGTTCACTATTCGTCAGTAGAATCAGTTTGATCGTTTTGTCCATTAATCAATTCCTCATAAAGTTCTTGAATTTGTTTTACGGGTGTCACCACAGTCACCAACCAATCATACCTCACAGGCATTTCTTTATCCATAGTAAAAGGAATCCATGAAGAAAATGTGATATTCATTTTTTCACCTTCATCCTCAGAATCAGTCTCAGTCTCTTCTTGAAGAAATCCATAAGTAGGAGCATAGTTTACTACATAAGGACTCTTAAATAGATATCCACAAACTTGCTCTTCATGAAGAAGTTCTTTAATATCGGCAATGACCGATTCTCCAGATTTCAATAGTGCAATCTTAATTGACATTTTCAAATTACCTCTCAAGTCATTATAACACAAAAAAATCGGGGTGTCTATGGATTTTGCCATAGAACCCCGTGCGGCGACGATACCTAATATTTAGTTTTCAGGAAGTGTTATGATAGTGTTGGTGCGAGAACTGCCCAACTAAAAAGAGAGGTTACAGTTCCAATTGTGAGAGTGGCGGCTGTGAAATTCATAAGTCGTCCTCCAATTTACATAACTATCTATATTATAATGTATCATAGTGATACACTTCTGTATCAACTACGACAGAAATATAAAGAAAATGTTAGGATTTACAAATAATCCTTCCTTTGGTGGTGCTCTGGGACGATTTTTCCCAGAACAATACTCAGTAACCCATCCTCAAAAGTAACTGATCTAACTTCCGTTTCATCTGAGAGTGTCCAAGATCTGGTGAAAGATCTCTGAGCCACTCCTCTGTGGACATATTCTGTTCCTGTTTCTTTATCCTCTTTTTGTCCTTCGACAAAGAGTTTACCATCTTGTGTGTAGACATAGACCTCCGATTTTTTAAATCCTGCCAATGCGAGTTCTAGTCTTGATTCTACGTTGCTGACCGTGACTAGATTATATGGAGGATAGTTTGTCGTTGTTTCGTGGAGTCTAAACAGACGATCAAAGTATTCGTCCATACCAATGCTATTCCTATTTATACGGTCTAGCAGCTGATCTAAATTGGCAGCATTGTACCTCGTAAGATTGTTCATCTTTACTTCTCCTTTTAAAGCGAGATTTGATTGTGTGGACCCCGAAGGCATCCATAAGTATATATTAGCATAAGACATAAAAAACGGGGTAGTGAACCCCGTAATTTTTTATTCGGTTTCTTCTACCCGTTTTTTCTTAGAACCAATATTGTACTTGGTCTCAAGAATCCAGTCTTGCTTGTCTTTATATGAAAGAACCTTAATCTGATTGAGTGGTGCAATATCAGTAATCTTACTTACATCAACAATACCAATAAGACCCCAATCAGCAAGCAGTTGGGCAATACGGTTACGACGTTGGACATCATTGACTGTCAGATTTGCGTGCTTTCCATCTAAAGCAAACAGTTCCTTAAAATGTACAAGGAAATATCTACCTTGTTTATGAAGAATATGACAGGACTGATAAATTTTTTTCTCTTTCCTTGATGCGACCCCAATACGAGTCAAAGTTTCACGAACTTTTAAAAAGTCATCTGGTTCTCCAAGAACCACTTCAACCATTTGATCAGGCGTCCACTTTACTTCCAAGTTTTGAACGACATTCATTTTTTCCTCCAGTATCAAATTTAGATTTAATAAATTTAAGTTGCTCTTCTGTAAGTATTTTCAAAGCTTGTTTTGCCTTCTCATTACTATAACCATAGTATAATTTGACATAATCAAGATCTTTGATCTTATCTTGTCGGATCCAGGGAGAAAATCTCTTCTTTTTCCTCACAATATTTATAAGAAAATCATATTGCATCTTCTTTTGCAAAAAGTGATATTTATTTATTTCATTAGAAAGCATAATTGTATCGATATGTCCGGAGAAGCATCGATTGATAATATATGGAGGATATTCCTTCTCAAGTGAAGGATCTTCATCAATCAAATTTTTCTTCGTTTGATTAATGGAGTTGAGCCAGTCTTTCAGTTCAGTCATTTTTTGGTGCTATCAATTTATATGCCAATGATGTTCTTAGTCCATTAAAGAATCTGCTTGGAGCATCTGCATAATGAACAATCTTTGCAGGAAAGCAAACCATTCTATTTGGTTTATATGCAACCACTTTATCAGGATTCCAATCAAGGTCAAGAAATATCAAATGACCCTGCCATTGAATATCCCATTCTGGGTTTGGATAATAGAGTAAAGTATAATCACCATCATCGGGATGAGGTGTTCCACACTGCCCAGCAGTTTGTCCATTTGCATATATTCTCTCAATATTATAATTACTGAGATTTAAATTCTTGCAGATTTTATTATACAAATAAAGGGAGAAATACTCTTCCTTTTCCAAATCATTCATATGCCAAAATCTATTGTCGTGTTTTCCGCCACTCAAGGACCATTTTGGTCTCTGCAGATATTCAAATATTTGGTCTCTAGTAGATTCTTCAAAAAAGTTATCAAAAACTTTTATAGAATCTATATCATATTGGAATTTCATTGATAGTATAATTAAACAACAACAACTCTTTTCTCTCTTTCTGTTCTCTCATATACTCACCTACCGAACGCATTGTATAAGTAAGATCAAATTCCCCCACTTCCCATTCTTTAAATCTTTCACGAATGAGTTGAGACGAATTATAAGATATAAGTTGATGACCAACAAACCTATCACAAATGGCAGCAAAACCGTCGTGGTCGAATGATTTGTGCATATCACCTTTCCTTCCGTATAGGTTAGATCCAATTTCATAGGGCGGATCAAGGTAGGTGAAGATAGATTTATTGTCGGTAAGAAGCTCTTGGTAGCAAATATTGGTAATCTTCCAATCTTTGATAATCTCTCCATATCCAGGCAGTTTATTAATACCTTTCATAGAAAAATTACCCACAGATGCCTGCTGTGAAAACGAAGAAGATTCTGTTAGACCAGAGAAACTACACTTATTTACCACATAAAATGCTGCTGCTCTTTGAAGATGAGGATTTTCTTTATCATTTACCTCAGTCTTCATTTGATTGAAGAGTTCTCGTGCAAGTTCTGGTGTTCCATTCTTAGACTTATATTCTTGCAGAATCTCACAGAGTTCTTGTGAGTTGTCACGCAGAACACACCAGAAGTTATAAAGTGGTTCATACAAATCATTTACCCAAATATCCAGGTTTGGATACTTTTTGGTAATATGAATTGCAACACTTCCACCGCCAAGAAAAGGTTCTCTGTATTCTCTATAATCTCTCAAGTCCAGAAAGTATGGATCCATCTTGGTGCAGGCACGGGACTTGCCTCCAGGATAACGCAAAGGAGTTTTATAACTTTTCAGACTGTTCATAATCAATAGGATGATACTTCAAAAATTCCCAGAAAGTCATTTTCATTTCTTTCTGTGTCATACCACAATGTTTTGCGGCAGCAGGTAGAGTCATTTTAGCACGAAACAAACCAAAGTTTGCTTGTTCAACGAGTTCAGGTGTTGTTTTAACTTTTTCTTCTACCAGTTTGTTTTTATCAATATTAAATAATCCCATCAAGTCTCTCCAAAGAATTTTCAATCTTCTCAAAGAAACTTCCGATACGACCTACTTCATCTGCCATTTGTCTATATCCAGTGCCAACATAAATCTGACCGACAACAACTGCAACAGTGCAGATACCCCAGAAAATATAATAATGAGATGATTTCATTTGTGCTAATACCTTAGTTTTTTTATTTTTCATTTAAATTCACACTCAATCATAATTTCAGTTAAACAAGCAAGCATATTTATCTCTTGGTCTGCCACGAATGCAGCCTGATACTGATACTTAGCAAGCACAAGCACAGCAGCAGGAACACTATTGTTTTCAAGGGATGAATAAAGAGCATCGTAAATACGACGCATAAGTACAGTAACATCATTGTCAAGGTTAGATACCACCCACTTACGTACCTCAGGAAAGTTTTTTTCTTTAAGGTTTTTAATAAGGTCATTAACGGCAACATCAGAAAAAGTAGCAAGAATACCAGAATCAATTTTTCCACTCACAGAGTATCGTTGAAGAGTATTAAGAAGTTGCCTTGTATCTGGAAAATAGTTTTTGATAAGTTCTGCTACAACTTTTTTATCATACTCAATATTTTCCTCGTCAAGAATATGAGACA